TCATGTTGCGGTCAATATCACGCACTGCTGTTTCAACATCAGAAGCAATGCCAGTGATATAACCAACCAATAGGATAGTCTGAACAATTAAAGCCAAGCCAAAAGACATGGCCTGTAGATTTACTTTTATAGGTGTCGCCATTTTAGTATCCATTTGCAATCAGCTTGCTAAATTCGCCACTCATCAATTTCTTTTTAACATATTCTGCGAACTCTTGCGACCCGATTTTGGCTCCGCATTCCCGTGACCACATTTCAGCAACCACAAAAGGTATTGAACCAGCCAAACGCATGTCAGATTTACGGTTGTGACCGTCAATGTTGCGCTCTTTGTTAAAGTCCAAAATCTTTTGAATATCCTGGGTGCGCTTTACAACAACCTTGTCGTCCTCTGTGTGCCACTCAGTATTTAGAATAGTGTCAGACATTCTTTTTTGGCCTTCCGCGTTTCTTAGGTGCTTTCCCGCCTTCCCACGCTTCGTTCACTTCTGGCGTAGAAGGGTCATCAGCTTTTAACTTTCCCTTGGTATCACGCGCACGTTTTGGCGCAGCCTTTGTAATTTCTTCACCGAAGCCATTGGCAATAAGTGCTTTAGCCTCTGCCGCTGTCACTTCATATGTCTGGCCCTTTTCAGCTTTCTTGCCGCCGACCCAGGTTTTATCTGTTGTGATTTTAATTTTAGCCATACTACCACCTCAAAGTGAAAGGGGGCCGTAGCCCCCAATCTATTATGATGTTGTGCAGTCCGCAACGACACCGTGTGCTTTCTGTGAAGTGACCTGTAGGCCATATTCCGCAGAAATCAAACGACGCTCTGACAAACCAGTTTTTGCAAGAGGCTCTTGCTTCGCTGTTTGTAGGTAAGCAACCGCTGCATAGTTCGGATCAAGAACGAACACGTCACGCGCACGGATATGGCGTGCAGGGACAATTTGAAGTTCACCGAAGTCCGAAATATAGACATCAATCGCAGCATTTAGCTTGCTATCCTCTGCCTCTTTGTAACGTGTTGCGTTACCTGTAAAGCCAGAAATAGTTTGCTTATTGAACGATCCACATAGAACAACTGATGGTTCTGCACCGTTGTCCCAACAATCAGCAATAACATCTTTTAGGATGCTTTCTGTGATTGCACGTTGTGTGCCGTCTGTAGCTGCCGCATCTGGGTAGCCTGCTTCACCAGAACCAGATGTTGTGCCGTTAGCACCACCAGTGCCGCGAGCAACGTTAGATGTCAAAAACGCTGGTAGACCCGCAGTTTGACGCGCTGTGCCAGAAGCACCCGCTGACGCTGCTACGTTGTCCAACAACATTTTTTCCATGTCACGTTTCATTTCGCTCAACTTATAGGCGACTTGACGCGCAACTGTTTGTGCATCCGCTACGCCGTTCACAGCCGTTGCGGTTGAACTCACTTCTACAACCTTGGCACTGATCTGGCTGTAGTTTCCTTTTCTCACAGCATTTGTAGGTGCTGAGTTAGATAGACCAACGTCACCTTCGATCTGACGGTTTGCGCCAGCCGCTGCCAAATCTACTTCACTCCACTCAAAGTAAGTGTTGTCTACGTTGCGTGTGCCGATTGTAGACATGAAGATAGTTTCTGTTGGTGTGATAGACGCCAGCGCATCGCTGAGGTCTTCACGAATTGTAGAGACATCATATGTCTCGTTTGTATTAGCTGTTACAGCCATTGTAGTGTCCTTTCACTATGACAAGAGAAAATTGGCTACACTATCGGGTGAGCCATCTTTACGCATTTTCGCCCGTGCCTGTTGGCGTTTCCTTTCGGACGATTGGGTTTTGGACTGTTTAGCACCTGGCTTGACTAAAGGACGCGCGGCTTTGGTTTTTTCCTCTACCTTGCCCTTTTTCTCCTGAAGTTTGCGATAAGCCACCGCATCACGCATAATTTTAAACTCCCAACCATGCGTCAACGCCCCTAATACCTCTTGAGGCACCTTGTAGTAGTTTGTAGCTACATCTGTAATGTCCGTCATAAGCTGTTTGCTTTTTTCAGGATCATTTAACTCTGGTATCTCTTGGCGAAGTAACTCGGCTTGTTGTTGCGCATATTGCTGAGATAATGCGTATTCTTGCTGCCGCGCCTTTTCCAACTCAGCTTGTGTTTGTTGTTGGAATTGGTCGTATCTTGCGACATCTTCACGGTATTGCTCCATCGCTTCCAAATAACCTAAAGGGTCACTGTTTTGCAGCTCCTTTGATGGTTGTTGTGGCCTCATGGGAGCGTTGCCTTGCTCAAGTGCATTAACAAGTTCAGCCAATCGTTGGCGATCTTGCTGCATGACTTCGGAAAGTTGCTCAACCTCTTTGCGCTGTTGGGCGTTCTGTTCCATCGTCTTTTGGATGTAATCTTGTCCAGCGTAGCCACGCTTTAGCTCCGCTAGGGTCACTTTCTTCACTGCGCCATCGGATTTAACCTCTAGCTCCAGATCATCAGAAAGCTCCAACGGAACGGCTGCTTCGTCTGCGTATTCATCCTCATCTACGAACTCATCATCATCGCTGTCGTAGTCAGCGACATCTTCACTCTCGGCTGCTTCTTCTTCAATCTCAGGTTCAACGTCTTGAGGTTCCAAGATCAAATCGTCTGCAACTTCGTTCAGATTACTTTCACTGGTAGGCTCTGCCGCCATAAGTGAATTTGCAATAGCATCAATGCTACTTGGGTTGGGTTCAGTCGTCATTGCGGTGCCGATCCTTTTTTCTCTATAAGTTTCTCTGCATCTACATCAGCCTGCAAAAGATACTTAATTTGATTTAATGCCCGCAAAATGGCGTGAGCATCCTCACGTTTATCCACTTCTTGGGCGGCGGTATTCGCGAAAATCTCCATCTGGCGATCACGCAAATCTTGTAAGATGGCTAGGAAGTCATCGTTGCGCAGTAGCTCTTTAGCCCTAATTGCACGTTTCTTATAATCCATAGCCACCCATCATTTCTTCGTTATGCGGTCTTGGCGCGTCTTGCTCTGCCTTTACCGCTGCGACATCAATAGCTGATCCGTATTTGCCAAGTATCTCAGCAACCTTAACAGCCAAGTCTTGCACCATTTCATCGCGTGATAGATCGTCTTTCATCGCTAATTCGTGCATCTTAAACTGTTGGTCAGCTTGTGCCTTTTGTGCGTCTAGCTGCAACTTAGCCATATCCACTTGCATCTTGCCTTGAGCTTTCATTTGTTCCGCTGCCAAGAACGCCTGGTTAGGATCGCTTGCAGGCATTCCCGCTTGCTGTTGTTGTTGCGCTTGCATTGCAGCCTCTTGCTGTTTCTGTGCGATTAGCTGTTGTTCGCTTTCAAACGTAACTGGCAAATAATAACGCTCTGCGTTTTTCAAGCCTACAGCCGCCAACATATCCGCAAGCGTATTACGAACATTCGTCATTGTCACCAACCCATTGTTCGGGCCGTATTGCTGCCACACACTCATTTGCATCTGTAGGGTTTCGCGCAAGACCGCAGCCTTTTCGTTTTCGCGCCCTGTGCCAACACCTACGTTTACAATCAAATCCATATCCGCATTCCAGACGCGCGGATCAACTGCAACGAACTGGTTATTTAGACGGATGATTTCTTCTTTGTCTGTGTTTTTAATGATCGTTGACGCAATCAGCTTAAACAGGCGTTTCATGCCGCCCTCTGCAAAGTTACGCGCAATCACCTCTGCCTGACCCGCAGCACCTTCCATAGTAGCCGCAACCGCTGTAGCCGTAGCACTCTGCAATACATCAGGATCAAGACCCTGTGATGCCTTGGATACACCAGTTTTGTTGTCTACCAACATATCAAAGTATTGTAGTGCAGGGAGCGTAGAACCCGCTGTGAAAGGCACAACTTGTTCACGAATGCTGCCAGGTTGCTTAACCCGAACAATGCGCCCAATCTCGTTATTTAAAAGATCATCTACGGAAACTTGACCGTCTACAATTTCCAAGCCTGGGTTGTTGGTTAGTGCTACGTTATCAAGAACACCGCGCAACATAGCTGTCGCTGCGTCCTGATCGTCCATAACTAGGTCAACAAGGCTGCGCCCAAAGAATGCGTGTGGCTCTGGATCACACTCAAACACTGCAAACGGCACTTCATCTGCTAGTTCATACGATAGCATCTTGTAGTTCGTGCCGCCCAGGATGAATTGGTAAAGCTGCGGAATGCCTGTGCCTTCCACGTCCACCTTCATATAAGCCTCAGTTACCACAACTTTCTTAGAAGTTGGGTCTGCGCTTTCGTCGTCATCTTCGTCTACAGCATAGCCACGGCGTTCATATTCTGCCTCTGCTTCAAACGTAGCCATAGAGCCTTGCAAGCCAAACAACTCGTCCTCGTCATAACCCATTGCGATTAGATCGCCCACGGTCATGTCTGTGCGGTGGCCTACTACAAAGAAGTCATCAATAGAACGCGCGTTTCTATCTATGAAGAACTCCTCTGGCGGGATGCTTTCAATCAAAATATCGCCATCAGGGATTTGGCGGCTAACCTTTGCATCGTGAATAGGACGCTCAATCTCAACGCCCATTTCATCAATTTCTATGCTTGCAGTTACCGTATGCTCTAGAACCTCAATATCATCAGGCTCTACCATATACTGGTATTCTTCGTCTGTTAGGTTAGTAACAGTGTAGATTTCGCTGCGGGTTTTGTCCTCAAACATTACCTTGGCAATGCCTGTTTTCTTAACCATCGCATCTTGGAATACGTCACTCAGCAAACGATAACCATTGTTCTGCATAAACTTATAGTTTGCATAACGTGTCATTTGCTCTGCAACTTGCACGTCCTCTGGCATACGAGGCACAAACTCTACAGGGTTTTCTGTGCTTAGAAATACGCGCTGAATAGATGGTTTAATACCGCGAACAACGTCACGGCACTTTGTAGCAACAACCTTAGACCGACCATCTTCGTAGCCAATGTCGGTTTCGCCATCAAAGTAGCGTTGGGCTTTTAGCCTTGGCTCAGATATTTCAGCCTCAATAAAGTCCACAGCATCTTGCACAGCCTTTTGGATGATGCCTTCAACCGTCATTTCGTCCATTGGTTCAATGCGCATATCTGTTTCCTTTTATCGCGGTATATCTACGCCAGTTATGCCTTCGTAAAGGTCATAGAAAGGCTCGCCACCTATTTCGCCCGCAGTAGCCGCACCCGCAGCACCGCTAATTGGTTGTGTAGCGCGCCCCAGAGGTATTTTAAATGCCTGATCTGCTCTGGTGCCTGCAACTGCTTCGGTAATACCTTTGATGATAGGTGCGCGTAATGCCAACCGTGCAACTGTGGTGTTGCCTAGAGAGTTTGCAATGCGCTGAATTAAACCGCCAGCCGCTGTTGCTGTGTTAGAGTAGTTTTTAGCACCACCTGTTACCCTTGAAGCAACAGACGCAAAGCGCGAAATCAATTGCTTTTCCTCTTTAGTAAACAAACCATTCACTAAGTCGGGATTGTTGTTCTGCATTTCATTCCAGAAATTACGGAATTTCGTGCCAGATACTTCAATGTCTCCACTGCGACCAACATTCTGCGCACGGTTTGCCATGAGCAAGAACGCTTCCTGACGAAGTGTGTTCCATTGATCCGCAGGCAAAGTTCTTTTTAGCGTAGCTAAGTCACGCGCCATTTGCGGTGCGCCTACCAATTTAGCACCTTTTGCACCGAATAAGTAATTGGCAACACTCGCAGGGTCTTGCTTAAATACACGATCACCATCGCGTGTTGTGACTTCGGTCAGTTTCTTTAGAATGCCATCCTTTTTCCACTTTTGCGCAAAATCGGCATAATTACGGATAGCTGCAAGCTGTTTAGTTACTGCCTCTGGGTTTCCTGTTAGAAGCTGATTATCAATTGCCGCTTCTAGTGAATTATCTAGCTGTCTACGAATTGCGCTTGCTGCCGATTGCTCTGGCGTTCCCGCCGCACCAGTATTTACAAGACGCTGACGCAACTGGAATAGACGTTTAACATCTCCACCAGTGGCTAGTATTTCGTCCATTTCATCAACAATGCTTGTAGTCGCTGAAACTTCGCTTGGGTTGTAATTGCGTAGAACCCCGCGCAAGTCGTCAGAAACGCCACCAGCTAGGTCTGGCGATACAAACGCATAACCCGCTTGCTCTGCTTCCCTAAATGCTTGTGTGGCAGCTTGTCGCTCCGCTTGGCGTTGCTGTGCTAAAGCCTCTTGTGCAGCACGGCCCCCTTGGCCTAAGTCAACGACTTCCTCGCCACCTAAACCTCTTTGCATTTGAGCTAGGTTTTCTTGCACTGCTGCTTGTTGCTGTGCGCGTCTTGCTTCCATCGTCAATCGCGCTGGCTCGCCAAACATGCCGCTTTCTACTTGATCCTCAAACAACTGTTGTGCGCGTGATCCAGATGCCTCGCCTCTTGTTAACGGCACGGGCGTTGGTAAACTTTCTGCTTCAGCCAATCTTGCTGATGCTTCTGGTTGTCCAACTTGGCGCACTTGCTGCCGTATTTTAGACGCTAATTCAGCAGAAATGTTGTCTGGGTCTAAACCTAGCTCCGTAAGCTGTGTGCGAACGCTTTGCTTTAGATTGCCTTCTTTATCAAGAACAGCAGACGGCTTGCTTTTAACTTTCGCAATAATGTCGCCAAGAACTTGTGCAGCTTTAGCACCAGCAGCACCACCCACAAACCCGATAGGAACATCAAACACTTGGAATGGGTCATCGCTTAACGCGCTACTTGCTGCTTCAACAATAGCGGCTTCGGTCATACCAATAAGACCACCACCTAAAACGCCAGCAGTCGGAACACCCAGCGCACCACCTGTAAGAGCAATCCCCTGGCCTAAAGTAACTGCGCCCGCTGCTTGCATCAGATCAACAGCGTTTAAGCCTTTAGGGTTGGGGTAGAAGCGTGTGTATTGCTGTGTCTCTTTCCCATCGCGATAGACAGGAGCAATCACCACCAAGTTTCCATATTGGTCTTTATCAAATTGCGCATTTGGCAAAATCTTTTTGATGCCTGAACGAAGACGATCATCGCTTGCAGTTGTTGTAAGTAACGCAGTCATTTGCGCAGCTTTTTCAGATGGCAAACCTAAATATGCGCCCTGAATAAGTGGGATGTTTTCTTCACGCTTGCCACCCTTAAACCACTCAAAAAGTGATTGTTTTTCTGGCTCTGGTGCCGCCGCAGTTGGCGCAGGGGCTTGAAGTTCCCCCAACATTTGCTCAATCGTTAGCAACTGTGATTGGGTCTGATCCTGTCCCTGCTTTATAGATTGCTGCTCTTGTTGCAGCGTTTGTAGCATTTCATCAACGGTTGCCATTTAGCTACCTTTCTTTGCTTTCAACGCTTCAATAAGATCGTCCCTCTGGGACTGCGTTAATTCATTGCGCCTCGCAAAAATCTCATTTAACTCTTGCAAGGATTTGCTCATGTATGGGTTGGTCGTTGTTTCTTGACGCTGACCGCTTTTCAACTCAAGCCAACTTGCAATCGTATTACCAGGAACCGACAAGTATGATGCTGCACGTTCCAAAGCCTGACGCGCCTTAACTTGCGCAGCGCGTTTTTCAATCAACCACTCTTTCAATTGTGGGCCTGACAAGTTGCGAGGAACAGCAGTCTCCATAGCTACTCGCATTTCGCTTTCACTCAATGCACCAAACGTAACCGTTGAAATAACATCCAAGCCCATTTGGTTCATGGCACTTTGCAATTCAGCAGATGCCTTAGTGATATTAGGAAGGTAATTTGCAACAAAACCTGACATCGCTCCATCGTCAATTGCGGCAACAGCGCGGTCAATTGTTTCAATACTTGTTGTGACATTTGCAGCCTTTTCAAACGCCTTAACAGCTTGATCCGCAGTTACCGTGCCGATCTTTTTGCTTCCAGCTACGCGCTGCGCTTGTTCCGCTTCATATTTGTTAGCTTCATCAATAACCTTTGCAGCTTCTGCACCTGTTACCAACTTACCAGTCGGATCAAATACACGTTGCCCTTGGTTTGTGGATTGCACGATTGTGCCGTTTCCATAAATCTTTCTAGCACCAACTGTTGGGCCACCCATTTCGTTTTGATATTGACGATATGCTTCTGCCGCTGGAACACCCGCCAAAATAGCTTGTGCGTAACGCTTACCGCCAGGTTGCGACTTCAACCATTCTGCCGTGCGATTTTGTAGTTGTTGCTGTTCACGCTGCTGTTCTTGTCGTGTAATATCGCGGCCCGCTTGTTCTGCAACGCCTTCAAACAAGCCTGAAACATCCATAGACGCTAGTGTCTGCCGTGTGCGGGGATCGCGTAGAAAGCCCATCAAGCCCCTTGGCTGTTGTTGCATTTGCTGCATTTGCTGTGCTGTAGGTTGCTGTCCGTCCATCTTCGGCCCCTTGTATCCAGCAAAGGCTTTCGCGCCCTGCGTCTCAAAAATATATTTACCAATGCGATCTTGCGTGGCTTTGTTAAACTTCTGGCTAGGATCAATGCCTAGCTTTTTCACCGCATCGCGTAGCGTAGTCCCAACAACTTGATATGCACCTACTGGCGTAGCAACACCCATTTCTGGGTCTGGGCGTGTATTGGCAACAAACTGACCATATGCTCCGCTTGGATTAGTAAAATCCAAAATATCAGCAATAGACATTTCAGACACTTTTACGTCTGAGAAAATGCCACCTGGTCTGTTTTGATAACCAAACAAAGCATTGTAATCACCGCCGCTTTCACCCGCGAAAATGCCCTGCTGTATTTCTTGCCATGTTGCCATTAGCCAAATCCTGGTAAGCTACCAAGTCCTGAAAGTATGCCAAACAAACCTGGCGTTCCTGACGTTGACATTCTTGCGCTAGGAAGTTGGCCTAAAATGCCTGTGCCTGTCTGTAGTGCCTGACCAGGATAACCAAGGTTAGCTAGTGTTTGCTGACGCGCTGCATTTAGCATCTGCTGTTGTTGCTGTTGAGCCATTGCCGCTGCACGCTGTTGTTGCTCTAGCCCACGCATACCTTGCCCAAACATCTGACCGCCCAAACCACCTAGACCGCCTGCCGCAGACTGTTGGATGTTAGCCGCTTGGAATTGACCTTGATAATTGGCTTGATTTGCCGCTTGCTCAAGTTGTGCTTGCTGTAGCGCAAACTGATTAGCCGCTTGCATATTACCCATGCGGGCCGCTTGCTCTCTCGCTGCCGCAGCTTCACGCGCTTGTTGACCTAGCTGTTCCGCTTGGAACTGTTGCTGTGAGGCCATTGTTCGCGCTGCTTGTGTCTGCCCAATGTCAAACTGACCAGAGCGTAATGCTGTTTCAAATGCTTGTTGCCGTTGCTGCGCTGACAATGCACCCGCCTGACGTAGAGCCTCACCCGCTAAAACACCCTCTTGCACGGCTTGGCGTGATCCACCAAATGCCCCTGCGCGTTGCGCTTGTGCCGCTAGGTTCTCAGAAGCCAACTGACGCTGACGCTCAATATCAGCCTGCCCCGCTTCGATAACTTGCTGTTGGTAGGGCGACATGTAAGGGTTCAGGTTTGTTGTTGCCAACTGACCGACCTGTATTTGCCCAGGTGCTTGTGCTGCCTGAACTGCACCGACACCCTGCATGGTTTGCGCTGGGCCTACCTGTGCCGCCTGCATTCCAGTAGGTGTGAAGCTGCCTAACCGTCCATAAATATCACCCGCTTGCGTTTGATACTGTTGGGCTTGTCCAAAGATATTTGATGTATTGGGTATCATGGCTTAACCCCTTCCAAACATGCGGTCTAAGGCGCGTGAAACAACTGTGCCTTCTGGGTTATAAGAGCGATCCGATAATGATCGCGACAAATCCGCACCAAATGTGGTTTCTGTATCTGCCGCGCTTGTTGGCCTCAAACGTGGCCTTACTGTGGGCGCACGTCCTGTAGAACTGTAGTTCCTTGCATAAGGCCCACTTGAAGGTCGTGTTTCAGGAAAAATAGAGTAATGGCGTTCTAACGGATCATCGTCATCCCCGCCACCGCCGCCACTGGTAGTTGGTGCCACAGTCTGCGTAGTCATCGGATCAGCATAGCCATAGGAACGCTCACCAAACTCACCAGTTACTGGGTCCATGTAGAAAGAACGTAAATAATCGTATTGCCCAGGATAACGCTCTGCATAAGAGGTTTCCATTTGCTCTTGGAACGGTTGACTTGTGTAAACTTCCATCCCGCCGACTGTAGTTGTAGGCATAGAAGGGGGCGCAACGGTTTCTAAACCCAGAGAACTAAGCAAAGCGTTTGTGCCGCTGTATTGTGCTTGCGGGGCAACCGCCATGTATTGTGGAACATTTACTGGCCCTGCTGAGTATTGCATCAGCATTTGGTTTAGTAAAAAGTCCCTTGCTCGTTTTGTTTCTGGGTCAAGTTGCCCTGATTGGCCTGACTTCCCAAACAAAAAATCAAAAACGCCCATTGTTTTACTCCGAAATCCTTAATGCTTTATAGCACATTTTCTTTTCCTTGACACCCCTAGCCGTGCAGCCTCGTTATGGCAATCGTTGATGCAGGCGCAGCAGGTGCAAATGCTGTTGCCGTTGTCGCATCCAAAAAGCCGCTAGTGCTATCCACCGCCCACATAGCCTCAAGGTAATCGCCAGCCTGCAAATCAAATATCGCAGAGCGTGACACAACAAGTGTTGCGCCGTTCTGATGCAGCGCGTTCTTCATAGTTGAGCCAGTAACGTCTGTGCCATTTACGCGAGGCCAAAACCAGAAGTTTACCGTGCTGCTAGAAGTTGATGCGATCTGCGCAGAAAAGCTAATCATGTATTGACCAGCCTCTGCAAAAACCAAACGTGATGCGGGTGTTCCGTTGGAAACTCCGTCAGCAATGCTGGAAGTGTATGTCAAGGCATACGCCGTGTTTATTACCGCCGCAGTTTGATCAGTTGTGACAGCCCCTGCATATTGACCATCCTCAAGAACGATCTGCACAAATGCACCATCCTTAGATACAACAGGATATTTGTTGGTGCGATCCCATAGAATAATGCCATCCTCAGAGGCAGAGCTATACTGATCCTTGGCGTCTAGCTGATTGAGAGCTTTGCCTAAAAACTTACGGATATTCTCTGCCCATGCTTGAATGTCTGGCGTAAACGGTGGGACAATTCTCATCGCCGCCCACCTTGCCGCGCATCAAGTCTCATAATGCCTACGCGCCAATCTGCATCCTCTACGCCCTCGACCCGCATACGAACTTGGCGACCTTGGAAACGCACAGACGTTGGGTTGCTCATGGTGAACGGCCCGTATTCGCGCTCCTCTGCGTTGGGGTAGTAGCGCGTCTTAAACTTAGCGTTTACATCGCCCTGCGTTTTTTCATCAGGTATAAGCTCAACGACATTCATAATGCTGTCGCCTGTGCCAATGGCAATCGGGCCTGTTTCTGCGTATGGCGTGTCTGATCCGTAGTTGTAGCCAATCTCATGCTCATACAGCGTCCCATCGCTTGCAATAAACATCGGGAAGCGGAACACGCCGCGATCAACACCCGCAGTGCGATCCATTGTGCCTGTCATCCAAATGTTTTCCGCATAATCATAGGCCACATAACGATCACACTCTGTGCTGTTTTCGCTAGGGTAGAACCACCAGATTTCATTCCACGCGCTGTTGACCGTGCAAGATACTTTTGAACGCTGATCGTTGTTCATATCGCTAAAGACATAATCAGCAACTTCGCATGGCAAGTCCTGAACGCGACCACCAGAATACACAAAGAAGCCTCTGCGGCCCATCCAGAACACGCCGTTATCAACGGATGCCGCAGCCTTTGCCGCGATTAATCCGCATGACGTGCCAACACGCTCAAAGCCATACACAAACGGTGGGCCTTGATATGTCATGCTGTGCGCATCTTGATCTGTTAGGATAAGCGACTGACCGCGTGTGCGTAATCCCGCTAGGATTTTACCGTTTGTCTGGATGTTAATGTCACCAGCTTGGTTTGTTGCCGCCGCAGTCCACGTTGTGTTGTCCTCTTGGTCTGACCACTGGACTTTGCGAGGATCACCGCCCGCGCCAAAGCACACAACAAAGCGTTCCTCAGTAACCATCATGCCAGTGCAGCTTGTGGGTGCGGCAGAGATAAGCGCAGCATCAGTTGCCGTGTCTAGCTGCCACTCGTATAGCTTTCCGTCCTCATCAGACATAGCCAAGAGGTATTCACCCCAGTTTTCCAACGACCATGTGGTAGCTGTCTGGATTGTTTCAGTGTCAGAGCGCGGAATGCCGTATTCTTCGTTTCCGTAGAACCCACCGCCAAACGCAGAGTTGATCGTTGCATCAACGCGGCCCGCAGTTAATCCTGTCGGCGTTATGTCTGTGGCTGTGCCGTTGGCATTGATTGCATAGAGGCTGTTATATGTTCCCGCTGCGATCTGACGTGTGCCATCGTTTTCTTCCCACGCAATCATGCTGCGCACAACGCCGTTTAGGTCAACACTGCCTCGCTGACGCCACCCGCCGATAGGACGTAAAGCATCTTCATGCCAGCGCACCAAGTTAATGTCACGCCAGCGTCCTTGGGACATGTAATCTGTTCCGTTGCGATATTGGCCCTTTGGAATTTGCAGTGGGATGAGCGGCATAGCACCACCTTTTTATGTTTTCACTACTAACTTTGTAGCAGATATTGCGGTTCCCGCCAACACACTAGGGCTTCCCGCAGTGGTGCTAAGTGTGCCGTCATTTTGCACATAATACTTCTGCCCCGCCGTTAAGCCTGTCTGGTCTTTGTTGACTGTGCCGATAATATCAACCGTTGCGTTACCTGTGTCAGCGACAGCCCCGCCAGAGGATATGCCAATGTAGTTTTCAGAGGTTAGGTTGGTTTCAGTATAGGCCAACTGATTAACAAATGCCTCACCTTGAGTATTGGTTTCATCACTATAGGCAATGAAATTATTTTTGAGCGTAGTGTTATACGCAACAGAGAAATAGTCAGTCACATTTGTGTCTACTGTAGTTTCACTGCTATAGGATATGCTTGTCCCGCTTACCGTACCAGTGACAAACTTAGCTTTGTTGCTGTCACCTTCGTCCATATAGATAACATCTATCTTGCCAGCGGCAGCGTTAAAAGCAGCAGCACCAGAGCTACCTATAGATGCACCTTTAAATTGGACTTCAGTTCCAAAAGTTAATGAATTATCACTTTCATCTAAAGTTGCGACTATAGATTTGCCGTACTGTGGACTACCCGAATAAAAAATAACATTTTTGTTATTTACACTATCATGAACAATCTCAAAGGGAGCCGCATATGCCGAACTAGAGAAATTATATTCACTGCCAAAAGTAATAGATGTGCCACTTATTGTACCCGCAACTATGTTTCCATAGTTTGAATTGCTATTGTCTCTGTAGGCGCACAATACTCTGTTCTTTGTTGTGTCATACCCCAAAGTATTTTGATAAGTTGTGCCACTATTGAAGACGACCTCAGTACCGAAACTGATGGATGTTCCACTTACAGTGCCAACAATAGCTGTACCGTAATTTGAGTTATACTGATCCCTATACGAACAAACTATTTTTTGCTGATCTGGCGCATATACAATGCCTATTTCTCCGCTTGGGCCTGTTGCATTCATGGTGACTCTTGAACCGAAACTAATGCTAGACCCACTTACAGTCCCAACAATAGCCAAACCTGTGTTTGGTGAAGAAAATCCATAGTAAGCAACCACTACCTTCCCAGCATTTGCATCATATGCCACAACGGTATTACGGGCATTTAAGCTATCAAAAACTACTGGCGTTCCAAATGTAATTGAATTATTGGAAGAACTTACTGTTCCGACAACTGCTGTTCCGTAATTGCTGTTAGAGCCATCACTGTAAACAACAACGACCTTATCGTTTCCGCTGTCATATGCAGCATCTAAAAAGAAGTTTATGGTGTTCGTTGTGAAAGTCGTTGGCGTTGTTGTTTGCGCCGACACACTTGTTTCACTAATAACGCTCACAGTCCCATCGCTATTCACAACCACAGGCTTGCCGTTGGGTAACGTGCCGCTTGCTACTGCCTTAAACTTGCCGCTGTCTTCGCCTAATACTTTAAGCATGTGCTACCCTTTCACGATAAGTTTAGTTGCAGATACAGCCGTGCCAGCGAATACGCTTGGATCACCAGCCGTTGTACTTAGTGTGCCATCTGTTTGAACGTAGTAACTCTGGCCAGCGGTTAAGCCTGTCTGGTTATCGTCTATCGCACCCTGCGTATTCACAACAACGCCATCGCCATCCGCTGCGCCTGACTTGGCTGTGCCGATGTAGTTTTCAGAGGTGAGGTTGGTGTAGCCAACCTGTAAAACTATTGATTGGCCATAGTTTGAGCTACTGCCATTTCTGTAGGATATGACAACTTTATTGTTGGAGCTATCAAAGGCCAGAGAGGGAAATTGAGTTTCGCCTGCTGAAAAAACCGCAGGAGTTCCTAAGGTGATGCTTGTGCCGCTTACCTCGCCTATAACGTAAGTCCCATAGCTACTATTTCCAAAGTCTCTATATGTAATAACTATTCTTTTTGCAGTACTGTCGTAGACAACATTGTGATTTTGCGCAGTGTTAGTAGTGATCTGCACTCTAGTTCCAAAGCTAATACTTGTGCCACTAACTGTTCCCACTATTGCATAGCTGTCGTTATTTGCACCGCCCTCTTGATAAGCGACTACGACCTTATTGCTGTTACTATCAAATGCAACGGATGTGTATTCTGTCGAGGCGCTTTGAAACACGACCGAAGAACCAAAGCTAATTGAAGTCCCAGAAACCGTACCGACAGCCGCCGTACCATAATTCGAATTTCCGTTATCTTGCCAACAGACAACAACTTTTTGAGCATTACTATCGTAGGCAATAGATAAATAATCAGACGCACTGCTTTTTACAGCAGTAGAACTCCCGAAACTAATTGATGTCCCAGATACAGTTCCCACAACCGCTGTTGGGTAGCCGCCATTTTGAAAGCCGCCAGCGTCAGCAAGAAAGTACACAACCTTTTGCGCATTAGCATCGTAGGTAGCAGCGGCAAATGTTGGGTTTTCCGTTGTGACTTGGGTAGACGACCCAAAACTAATTGAAGTCCCACTTACAGTGCCCACTTTTGCTTTTTGTGAGTTTCCGACACTGTCATAGTAAAACACAACAACTTTTTGAGCGTTAGCATCATAGACTATTGGTATTTCGCCATTTACCGCTACGCTCTCAACAACAACCTCTGTACCAAAACTAATAGATGTCCCTGATACCGTTCCAACGATTGCCGTAACGTAATCTGAATTACTTTCATCACGATATGCAACTACAATTTTACCAGCATTTGCGTCAAATGTAGAGTGAGGTGTGTCCGTAATGCCAGCATTAAAGTTTACGGCTGACCCGATTGATTGAGAAGCACCACCGACAACACTCACAGTACCGTCGGAATTAACGACTACAGTATCCCCCGTGGACAGCGTACCACTGGCGACAACTCGTGTCTGTCTTGGTGTATTGGGATCATTACCAATGATACGCATGTGCTATTCCTTATTCAGCGTCAGGGTCAACCCAGTTAGGGTTTAGCGTCCATGTTGTTCCGTCGAAGGTATACTTGTTGCCTGACCAATCCGCAGGGGCGTTTGTCACGTTCTCTGTGATTGTCACTGTGCCACTGTTTAGGTCGCCAATAATGAACTGCGCAGGATCGCCAACAACGATGTTATCTGCGTTGCTTACGATTGTTACGTCATCAGCAAGCAAGTATTTGCTTAGACCAGTTGATGTTTCTACGATGGTTTTCATTTATCTATCCTTTCACCAAGATTTCCGTAGATGATATTGCGGTGCCAGCTTCTACCGATGGTGTATCTGCGCTTAATCCAAGCGACCCATCTGTTTGCACATAATACTTTTGCCCTGCGGTTAAGCCCGTTTGATTTCGGTCTACCGAGCAAGTTGTGTTGATAGCCGCACTCTGCGTGTCTGCGTATCCGCTATCAGCGAAGCCTATGAAGTTGTCTGAGGTGAGGTTGGTGGAGCCAATTACTTTAACAAAAGCTGTCCCATAAAGTGAATTGTCGCCGTCTTGAAAGAATATAACATTTGCTTCAGAACCACTGTCATAAGCTATTGTACCAGCCGCACTTGATGTGGTTGCATAAACACTATCAGAACTTGCAGTAAATGAACTGCCCGAAACAACAACCTCAACAAAATATAAATTTTCAGTTGTATCATCTTTAAACGAAATCAGATGAGTTTTAGCAGCGGCATTGTATGAAATTCTATTATCTCTGCCATACGACGATGCTGAGTCATAAACTGTGGCTGGTGTCCCGTAACTAATAGAGGTTCCGCTTACAGTCCCCAAAACACCTTTATTTATATTGCTATCAGTTTGATCCCTGTAGAACACAAATACTTTACCCTGATCTGCGTCATAAGAAGAAACTGGTTCGGCAATAACATTTGACGTCCACGCAGCAGCAGAGCCAAAACTAATTGAAGTCCCACTAACGGTTCCAACTTTTGAATTTGCATACCCAGCATCACGGTAAGTGATAACTACTTTATTGTTTGAGCTATCAAATGTAGCCGCATCTGGCCCATGTACACTAAACGTACTTGCGCTATTAAATACAACAGGTGTCCCAAAGCTAATAGAAGTGCCACTTACTGTGCCGACTACTGCATTACCGTAATAACTATTACTGCTGTCAGCATAAAAAAGAACTACCTTGCCAGTATTAGTATCAAATACAGGGTTATAATATGTTGGATTAACAGACGACGATGTAAAGTTGGCTACTGAACCAAACGACATACTTGTGCCAGATACCGTTGCAACGACAGAACTTCCCGCACCCCCGCCTGTTACGGCAAAAATAACAACTTTATTGTTCGTGCTGTCATAAACACAAGCAAGAGGTTCACCACTTAATCCAGTGCTAACACCAGAGCCAAAACTTATAGAAGTTCCGCTAATTGTTCCTACTGCGCCGTATGTCGCGCCACCCGAAAAAATTCTGTAAAAAACGACAACTTTATCATTAGAGGCATCATATGCTGAAACAGAATATTCCGCTTGTCCAGATTGATAAACAACCTCTGTTCCAGTAGCCGCGCTTGCGCCACTTACAGCACTCACAGTGCCGTCTGAGTTCACAATAACAGTATCGCCGTTAGATAGCACACCAGAGGCTACCGCCCTGACTTGAGCATCTTTTTCTACGTTGCCAATGTATCGCACAACGGTTCTCCTTAGTCAGAGATTTCCTCGTAGCTAACGATCACTTCCAAATCGTTCGCAGTGCCAGCCGTTACCGTGATTGAACGATCTTCTTCAAGATAAAGTGCTGTGTTTTTATCAACAACAATCAAAGACGCATCAGCAGGGACAGAGGCTGTCGATACAAGCGAGAATGCTGTGCCGCCACCTGACGCTGCGCTGTGCAGGTCTACAGTCACGTCACATGCATTTGTGCCATCGACATTTGCGACTTGGATCATGTTTATTTTGATAACCTTGCCGCTTGCCGCAGCATTGCTTACTAGTGTCGTTTGTGATGTTGACGAAAGAGCAAGCGTTGTTGTCTTCGCCGTAATCGTTGCGACATTTACGATATTAGGTGCAGCCATTGTTAAATCTCCTTAGCCGAACACGATTGCCATAGCTATGGCCTTACCAGTTGTAGCAGCACTATTTAGCTGCGTTTGAATGTTGGATGTTACGCCATCCACATAGTTAAGCTCTGCCGCAGTTGCTGTGATCGCAGTGCCGCCGATGGATAACGTAGAAAAGTTACCAGTTGATGCAGTAGTTGCGCCAATCGGTGTGCCATCAATAGAACCAGAGTTAATATCAATACCAGTGACAGCCGTTGTTCCGTCTAGCAGATCATCAATGCTGTCCCAGTTGCCATTTAGATAGCCACCCCAAGCGTCCTCATCGCCGCCAACGGTAGGCTTGTTAAAGCTATATGTTGTTGTCGTAGTCGCCATTTACGCGGCCCTTTCTAAATAGTCTGCCTCTGTCCAGGTGTCCGTAGGATCAGTGACAGCAGTCCATGTTGTTGTCGGATCAGCCGCATCTAGCCATTTGTAACGAGACAGAACATCAACTGTTGAACTCGTAGCATCTGCTGCCGACATCAATCTAACGCGATTGTAGCTTATATTCACGCTAGATGATAGTGCCACGTTTGCGCGGCCCACAACGTCTATAACTCCATTAGATACAAACGTTGAACTTGGTGTTATTGTTGCGCTTCCAATGGCAATGCGCTGACCAGCAGAAACAGCCGTTGCACTCGCTGTTATTGTTGCTGATGCTTCTTCTACAGAGTGGTTTTCGCCGTAGATGCTTGTGCCATAAGTGCGCAAGCCATACCCGCTGCGGTAGCCATCTGTCTCAGCATATGTTTCTGCTATGGAAACAACTACACCCGCTGTTGTAACACTCGAGGCACCATCTTTAACGATAATACCCGCTGATGTAGTCGCACTGGATGTTGTTGCTGATGCTGCACCGCCAATTATACGATCTGCGCTTGATGTTACGCTTGCGCTTGGCGTGATAGCCGCTGCGCCTAACTTTATAACTTGCCCAGAAGATGTGACGCTTGCAGATGGTGTAATCGCTGCATCAAAGCTAATAACTCTTACCGCGCTAACAGCAACCGTTGCGCCAGGTGTGACAATTGCCGCACCGTCCGTTATTGAGCCAGATAAACCGTAGGTATCTTGCCCATAGAACGCATCACCGTAATATGCGCGGTAGACAGCCATTAACTTAGCGTAATATCCAGATCACCAGTTGGAATGCGGAAAACGTCACCGTCATTGATTGCTTTGGAAGTAGTCAATGCGGAATGCACAATCATGTCACCGCCAGAGGATGCAGTCATAACCCCAATGTGGCTAATTGTTCCCCAGTTGCCGCCTGATGCCGCAGGGAACTCAACCGCAGCAGAGTTAGATGCTGTGTCACCTGTCACAGAAAACGTGACCGATGTTCTTGCATAACCTGTGCCTGTTGATACTTCTGTGCCAGCAGAGCCAGTATCGGTTGGGTCAGATGTGAACAAAGCGATATACCACGCTGTTGGGCGCGTTACACTTGTGCTTGTGAACACATAATTCATAACGTGGTTTTCGTAGGTGTTTGTAAATGACATGGATTTCTCCGTTAGATATATCTTGGCGCAATATACACCATTTTTCTGTTAATAACTAGATATGATAATTCTGCGACCAGAACCACCAAACCTGGTGTCATCTGAGGATTTTTGCAAAGAAGCTAGTGCGTTCTGATACAAACTCGCCCAGTTTTGTGTTCTCGCGTCATCCAGCAAGTAAGGCGCGGAATGCATAAGCGCACCATACAAGTAAACATCTGGGTCAGACTGCAATAGCCAAGTGTAGGTGTTGCTGTCACTTAGACTTGGAATTTCTGCGTAGTATGCAAGCTGCATAGGATACTCTGCCGCTGGAGTTGGAAACACCTCAATGGCCTCTCCGATCTGCGCGTAGTATTGTGGTATGCCTGTTGTGTCGCCGTTTGCTTCACGCTTTTCTAACATATCCTCTGTGCCGATAAGGTCTAAACGGCGCGTAAACGTAGCCGTAATATTAAACCGAACTGTCTCTAACCAATCCGCAGGCACTTGGACGTAGCGGCTGTCTAGCGTTGCATCCACACGTTCAATCATTTTGTAGTGACGCAGCTTGCGGTTAATATCTACCTCTGCAAGCGTTATGAAATCAGGAATAACAGATGTTAAATCATCGCGGTTTAACCAGTTGGCAACTGCGGTTTTTAGCTCTGAATAGGTCGTAATAGCCATTTAGTTCACCATTTACAGCGATCAGCCCAATATGCTGCGCTCATTTTACCCTTTGCAATATTCTTAGCGTGTCTTGCCTTGAATGATGCTCTGCGCTTTTTGGCGGCTTCACTCTCGCCCTTGCGAGGTGGCGAACCACTTACACCTTTTTGACCAAACCGTATTAGCTTAGTCTTACTACCCTCTTTTGCCACAACTGCGTGGGATTTGCTAGGATGACTTGGTGTTCTTACACACTGGTTAAACCTAGAAGCACCGATTTTAGATAGGCGAGGGTCTTTAGCCATTAGTAACCCATCTCTATTAGGCGGTTAATATACTCGCGCTGTTGATCTGGCCTCATGTTAATAAACTGATCCATCAAGTTTGCGTCTTGTATTGTTTCAAGAACACGCTGCTCTGCCTCAGATGGCATTGCCTGTGATATATCTAGCCGATCTGTCAATGACCCACGCGGCCCAAAGCGAATGTCTGTAATAGCACCAGTTTGCTCATATGGCGCAGTTGGTGTGCCTGCCGTGCCACGAATAACAGGAACTTCATCGTATGATGACATTGGTTGATTTGGCATTACTGGGGAAAACGCTGTCGCAGGCATTGGTGGCCCTGGTTGCACAGGTGCGCGGAATGATGATGCCCCTTGCTGATCGCGTGTATCAAACCGATCTTGCTGCAAACCGCGCTGACGTTCCATTTCCTTCATGGCGGCACGTTCACGCATCAATTCATCCACCACCGTAGCAACAGCGCGTCCAGTGTCATTCTTGCGTTGGCGTAAGCGATCTTCATAGCCTGCGGGTCTAAATAGCTCGTTTGCTAAAAGGCTTAGAAGTCCACCGCCCTCAAAGCGATCACCGCTGCGCCCAGCACCGCCACCGTCAATCATATCCATCAAGCTAGTGTAGCGAGGACGATCATCGTAATAACCATAAGCCATTATTTCTTTTTCCCGCCTTTGCGACCCTTTTTCTTATATCCGCAAGCCATTATGCAGTCCTCGTTTTACGTTTTTTGGTGGTTTTCTTTTTGCCACGAGCAACAGTTAAGTTTGCCCACGCATTGGGATACTTAACGCCACGCCGCTTTGACATAGCCTTTGCTCTGGCTTTCTGTGAAGGTGTTAGCTTTGCCATTCATAACCTCTAGAGTTAAAGGCAACATATCACACTACGCAATGCCGCGCAAATTCCTTCTAATAGGCTCACCCCAATCAGCCGCAGGCTTATATCCAACAGCTAAATAGCGGAACGCATCCGCACCGTGCGAAGTCCAATCGTGCAACGGTCTACCACGCCAGGTTTTTAGCCTTTCGTCGTAATCCCTGCGGTATTGTCTAAGTGCCTCTATGCCCCTTGTGCATTTACTTTCATCAAACCAACAGCGAGGGATCATGCTACGCGCAGCTTGTATTCCATCCTCAACCGCTAGTTTCGGCGCAATCTCAATGTTCCGTATGCCCAGCGCGTCAAGCGTTTCAAGCCTGCTTTTTCCTGTTCCCAGTTCCTTGACTTGGACATCATGCGGCAGAATGTGTTGCTCGTATTGATAGTCTTTGTCCAATAGAACTTTTGCATAGTGATCTAATCCTACTCCGCTGTTTTCGTAATAGTCTATAATCCTAACTTCGCGGCCTACAAACTGACCGAACCAAATTGCAGTGCTGTCGCCTATTCCTAAGTCCCAGGCGGTTACAACAGATGCAGCGCGATCATAAGGCACGGCGCATATTCTACCGTCCTCGCCAGCCGCTTTCATTTCTTTTGCGTAATAAGCCCCTTGGATTGCCGCTTCAAAACTACACTCAAATTCTTGGTCGTAGCGGTCATCGCCCATTGTCTGTCGGGCTTCGTCAAGTTCCTCTTGATCCAATATTGATGTTTCAGAAGCGCGGAACATTTCTGCATACCAGTTTGGATCTTCTTGTGCTTCATGCCATATGTCCCAGAACTCGTTTTTGCCTTTGGGTGTTCCTATGAATGTAGCACGTCCTTTGCGATCTGATAAGCTAGGACGGATAACAGTAGGCCAAGCATTTGCAGGGAAGTCGGCAGGCTCGTCTAGGACAACGGCGTCAAAGTATAGCCCACGCATAGCATCGTAGTTATCCGCACCGAACAAACGTATCCGCGCACCGTTGGGAAAGTCCACGCGCAGTTCGCTTGCGTTTGCTACGCTGCCCTCAATATCTTTGGTGTATTCTAGCAAGTAGTCCCAGGCGATAGCCTTAGCCTGTCGGTAGTATGGTGCAATGTAAGCTACACGGACATTCTTGCGCGGTATTGTTAGTGCGTCCCTGATTAGATCGTTTATCGCTGCAACGGTTTTGCCAAAACGTCTATGTGCTACGATAACAGCATAGCGTTCGGTGCGCTTGTGAAATGGTTTTAACAGCTTGCGAGGCTTATATCTAATCGTCCTCGTCGTCATCATCCATCCATTTGTAGATGTGGACATGCTCGCCGTCACTACCTGGGCCTTCTACCTTTTGCGTTTCTTTCCAACCCGCTTGTGTCTTTAGGTAAAATATCTGTGCGCCAAGATCGCCGCCTCTAGCTTTTTGAATAAGGTTTTGTGCTACGAAGCCCACTGCTTTAGCTTTACCCTTTTTATATAGTTCAGAAACCTCTGGGTCGCGGTCTAGTATTGCAAACCATGTTGTTCTACCGATACCAAAGTAGTCTGCTATTTGCTCGGTGCTTAGAACAGCCGCAAGTGTTTCTACTTCTGCTTTCTGTTCTTCGGTTAGTTCTATAAGTGGTCTACCGCCTTTGTTTTTTTCCGTCATATCATAACCTATTGAAAAACCTGCGTAAAATGTAAGAACGCGCTAAGGATATGCCAGTAAACGCTAGGGAAATAGACAAAGCCTTTTGTGTTGTTACGTCATAACCGTGCATAGGTAGTATAACATAAGTTGCTGCGGTTGCGATTGTGTATCCTATAAGGACGTTTGTGACCGCTTCTACCATGCTCATTAGCTTGGTTTGTTTTAGCGACACCGATGGGGCTTCCTTGAGGGTCTGGCTCATTCCAAATTACCTCACCCACCGATGCCGCGTGACTCTTGCATTTCTGCAAAGGTCTGTTCTGTTTCTTCATGCTTGGCTGTTTTGCCAGTGAAGTCTTGCCACCGCTTTACTATAACATCGCAGTAAACAGGGTCTAGTTCCATTAGTCTTGCGCGGCGATTAAACTTTTCACAGGCTATAGCTGTGGTTCCTGAACCCGCAAAGCTATCTAGAACCAGGTCATCGCCCTTCGTATTGTTTTGCATTTGATACGCAAACAACTCTACTGGTTTCATTGTTGGATGTTCAGCGTTTCTGCTAGGACGATCAAACTCTAGGATAGTTGTTTGCTTTCTATCCGTTGACCAAAGGTGCGCTGCGCCATCTTTCCAGCCGTATAGACAAGGCTCGTGCTTCCAATGGTAGTCTTGGCGACCCATCACCATCGTTTGCTTTTTCCAAATCAGGCACTGACGTATTTGCCAACCTATATCAAAAGCTGCGCCCCTAAAGTTATAACCCTCGCTATCGGCGTGCCAGATGTAAAAGACAGCTCCTGATTTCATAACGGCATCAGCTGCGCTATAGCTATCCCTTAGAAACTGACGAAACTCATCATTGCCCATCGCATCGTTTTCAATTGTAAGGGCGTCTTTTGTTTTGCCTTCGTAAGCCACGTTGTAGGGTGGATCGGTGAGCCACATATCTACTAACTGCCCTTCGCACAGCTTTTCTAGAGCATCAATGCTTGTGCTATCGCCGCACATTAGCCTGTGATTACCTAGTATCCAAACGTCTCCTTCTACCGTTACAGGTTGCTCTGGTGCCTCTGGAACATCGTCCTCGTCCGTTAAACCATCCTTTTCTGGCTCTTGCAGCAGCTTCGCCAGTTCGTCCGCGTCAAAACCTGTAAGGCCAAGATCAAAGTCCATGTCTTTCAGTTCCGCAAACTCAATGGACAACATATCGTTATCCCACCCTGCATTTAGGGCTAGTTTGTTATCTGCTATGACATAGGCTTTCTTTTGTGCGTCAGACCAACCAACAGCCGTTATGCATGGAACTTCGTCTAAACCTAGCTTTTGTGCTGCGAGTAAACGCCCATGCCCTGCGATGATTTCGCCATCTACGTCAACCAGGATCGGGTTGGTAAAGCCCCACTCTTTTATGCTTGCGGCTATCTGCGCCACTTGCTCATCGCTGTGGGTGCGACTGTTTCGTGCGTAAGGTATAATGCTTTTTATGTTTCTACGCTCAACCTTATCCGCAGGCCAAGACCGTCCATCTTTCATGGGTGCGCCCTCTATGTGATTTGTAAACAATATAGAGGTTTTCTTTTAGGAAATAAAGACCCCCTGGACATGCCCGCGTCCAGAGGGCCAGTGAAGGAGAGCCTAGTGCATGGAGCTACACAACCAACAGGGAGGGAGAAAGGTCGGCTCTTGCTATGAAGATAACACAATTTTGCGCACAAAAAAACCCTCACAGGAGCAACCTCAACTGCAAGGGCTTTTTCGATCCAGCGAACCGAAGAAGACCAACCCCTCGGAGCTTTTACATCTTAGCCGTTCTAACGCCTCTAGTCAACTTTCTTACGTTGTATGGCCCTCGCGTCCCACGAAATATGATTTGCTCTATTGGGCCTGTTGCACCACGTCTTTCTTGCAATGTTATCTTGGCCTGAACTTGCTCAACGCTGATTTCCTCACCATCTTCAACGCCATCAGGTGGCCCCCACTTTTCTATTTCTTTAGCCAACGCTTGCAACTTCTTTTCATGCTCTCGCGCTGCATCCAAGTCCTTCACCTCTATGTCTGCAACGATAATAGCTCTTAGCTTTCCCATTTTAGTAACTCCATAATTAACTAATGCATTAACTGTAGTATTAATAAGCTGCGCTGTAAATAAAAAAATACCCCCTGCGGAGCGATCACGCGAGGGGGCAGTTCAGTGAGGCAAACCTATGATATAGGTGGGTCAACTCTAGCAGGGATATTGTTAGCTGACAAGTATTCTAAATACGGCTGTAGATGCGCGTCTGTAATCAAACCCATTTGCACCATCTTATCTGCCAGCTTACCGCGTATATACATCTCACCCACTGGTTCCCCTGCAATGATACGCTTGGCGTTTAGTGCCAGGGTGTCAGGCTTCCACGGCCCCTTGCTTGCTTGGATGTTTGACCGTTGCATATTCATAGACTTTGAAACGGCTGCGGCTATATCTGCGGCAGAAGGCCAAGTGCGTGACTTATGCGCCTCTTTCAGCTTCAGCATCGCCCGATCCATTGTGCCGCGAATATGCTCTACTGTCGTGTCGTTAGGAAACTTCTGGTTTATCATGCGAACAATGTTGCGGCATTCTTGTTCTTCTTTGGCGCGAGTATCCAGGTGCTTTGGAGTAGCGTAGCCTTCCATTATCTTAATAAGTTCACCTAAAATAACTCTAATTCTTTCTTCGTGTGTCATGCTTCTATCTCATCTTCCCAGCGTTCACCGTTTAGCCATGTGGCTAAGTGCGGTATAAATTGTTTGTCTTTGCCTTCTAACGTTTGCACATAATCCATCAGCTTGGGAAGTAGATCATAGAAGTCTGCCTTCTTAGAAGCTGCTTTAAATGCCTTGCGCGCTTGTCCCTTGCCTACCTTTCTAGGATACAAAGACCATAATTGATCAAAGTAATAATTCACCTCATCATCTTTTGATGATGTATTAGGTTCTTTGGATGGTTCTATGGATGGTTTGGGTGAACGTGGTTCAGGGGTAGGGGTGAATGTCATGCAGGGGTAGGGGTGAACGTCATTCAGGGGTGCATGTTGTTCAGTAGCTTCCCGTGTAGACCCAAGGCTTCCCACAACGTCTATATTGATCGTGTAATCCACCGTGTAGCCTGTTTTGCATTGACGTTGGCCTGCTTCTACTAAAACACCCATCGCAATCATGTCTTTGATATGTATGCGCACGGCTCTGTCAGTCATTTCTAAGTCAGCCGCCATGTTCTTTTTGCTGACCCAAATACCTGATCCATCGTCACTAGCCTTGTCAGCCATATACATCAGTATGGCCTTCTTGGTCAGCGAACCAATTTTTTTTGTTTGAACTAAGTTGGATATTTTGTTACTCATATAGTGAGCCTTTCATCAAAGGGTTCAATGCTGGTTAGACACAAACATTATACAGCATCCTTACTTATTGCTAAAGCCCTCAGTCTTTTGACTGGGGGTTTTTTCATCGGTTTAACCAGGTATCAAACGAAACTATCTCACCGTCATGCAAGCATGTGTAATTATACCAACGTTCCTCTAGCCTAGACATTTTTTCAGCGTCTAAGAAGTTTTCTTTGTTTACCATGCGGTCACAGCCACCACAGGTTATTGCTGCCCAAGAAAAGTGATAAACGGTATTCATTTTGCCGCAGTGTGTGCAAATGATTTGTTTCCCATTCTGCCCAGCGCGTGTGTGTTTTGTAACAGTCATGACAAATCTTCCAGGTAATCCGATAACCGTTCCACAGTGCTATAACGTGGGTCGGTATCCTCACGCATAATCTGATATAAAACAGGACGCGATACTTTAGCCTCACGCGCTACAGCCGACAAATTACGGTCACGCAATCGGCGGCGTATTTCATCTGCGCGTAACATTGTTTTCTTTTCCATTATCATCCTCATTAACAATTTGTATATTTATGCTTTACAGGTTAAAAATAATTATGTAAACAGTAAATAGCAATAAATGAGGTAAACAATGACACACAAGCACCCAACACCGTTGGTAATAAAGGCAGCAGTATATAGACAGCTTTGCCTAGCAGCCACCAAACAAAACATGCTTTCTAGCGATATTGTCCATATAATGAACGCTATTGATGAGGGCTTTGCGGAAGCAAATAGAGAACACGATGCACTAAAAGAGGCGATGAAAGATGGCTAAGAAACTACCAGCACGTTTGCAAGAAATCCTAAAAGACATTGGCCTAACAGAACGCCAAGCGGTTTGGGATTGCCACGGAACACCAGTTGTATTGCACAAGGCTTTGGAAAAGGTAGCTGCACATTACAACGTAGTATTTGACCAACCGCAGATCATAGCATGTGACGTAGCCGCTAAAGAGGCGGTTATATGCGTAACAGGCCACATGGCAGAGGCTACAGAATGGTCTATTGGCGAAGCGGCACCATACAACAACAAAAACAGTTACCCCTTTGCTATGGCAGAGAAACGCGCCAAGGATAGGGTAATACTTAAACTGGTAGGCTTGCACGGTGATGTTTACTCAGAGGAAGAAGCCGACGACTTCAAGGCTGCAAAACCAAAAGAAGCCACGCCACCAATGACGCTAAACTTAGAAGATCGCGTAGATGCTATGCTGACCTTCTATGAAAACTGCACCCAAGAACAGTTTGACAAAGCGGAGAGCAAATATACCAAAATCATCAACAGCCCTGATCTTACAGAGGCACAATATGAGCAAGTTTTAGAAGCACATGAAAAACGCAAAGTGGAGTTAATGACATGAAAGCTATTACAATTGTCGGGACTGTCGGCAAAGACAGTGAAATTCAAGAGAACGCGAAAGGGCAGTCTGTCGCCATATCTGTCGCAGTTAACAGAGGCTATAAACGTGAGGACGGAACAGATTGGTTTACCGTCTACTATTGGAACACAAAAGTTGCCGAATTTATCAAAAAAGGCACAAAAATAACCGCATCAGGTAGCCTTCAAATTGTTGAGCGCGAAGGTCAGGACGGACAAAAGCGCACTTACTTCAACGTAAGAGCAAGCGACATTGACTTTACCAATCAGCGCAAACCTGAACAGTCCCAAGCTAGTAACAGTTACACCGAACATGATCGCATGCCAGAAGGTGCAAATATGACAAACAACATGGACGATGAAATACCGTTCTAAGAACAGAGGCAAACCTATGAAATATGAAATTTATCATGTGGTCACGTTAAAAGACGGCACTATGATGTCCGTTGAAGAATACGAAAAACAAAGAGAACCGATAGATTGGAAAAACCAATTGTCAGTTCGTGCAACAAACATGATTAAGTGTGAATTTGGCGCAGGAGCAGATTTAAATAATCCTGGAGATAGAGACAGGATTGCACGGCACAATTGGTTAAAAGTCCAAAACATAGGTCGCAGAACATATAACGAGATTATGTTTTTTATTGAGCAACACTGGCCTTGGCAAGAACGCCACGGTCAAGGACGGAAAATAAAAAAACGATTTCAAACCATTCCCAAAGAAAAAGTCGCTCGTAATAGAAAAATATATGAAGAACGATTAAACGGAGAAAAGTTTACAGCAATTGGAAAGCGGCACGGAATAACGCCAAGCAGAGCAAGATTTATATTTGTGCAAGCACAATCACATGGTCAAGAATTTCTAAACCCGCATGGCGACTATGACTAAGATACAAGTAATGAAGGTTGAAGGTGCTTTGGTTCCACTAACGGAATATGATGCAATACAGCTAGAAGATTGCTCACAAGGCACCGTTTTCAACATGCAGAAAACAAAGAAGCGTTCCAACCCACAGCATAACTTGTATTGGGCAACGCTGCGCAAAGTGCGTGAGGCTACTGGAAAGTGGCCCACGGACGATCACTTACACAACGATCTAAAGTGGGCGTGTGGGTATGTTAAAATGCGTTGGAATAACCTGGCGGGATGCCACATGCGCGTCATAGACAGCATTAGCTTTGAAGATATGGAGCAAGACGAATTTAACAGCTACTTTGAAATGGCTATGGCTAAACTAGCGGAGACACTTGGTTATGACCCACTCTCAGTATGATGGCATATACAAGAAGGGCGACGAAGATAACGAAACGGAAATAAGCGCATACCTGGAATACAGATGGAAATGCCAGATGGTAAAGCAGGGACATTACGATAAATTTGATTATTTAGCGGTGCGCGATGATAAAATAACAGCTTTCGTGGAAATCCGATGCCGCACACATAAGTTTGGCACTTTTGAAGATTGCTTTATGTCACTCACTAAAAAAATAAGAGCTGACGAACTAACAAAAGCAACAGGATTACCGTGCTTTTTTGTGGTATCATGGGAAGATAGATTGGGCTTTGTAAACCTAGACCAAACCTTTGAACTAACGAGGTCAGGCAAAAAATGGAGCAGACGCGATAACCCAGAAATATCAGAGTTATTATGCAAGATACCAGTAAACGATTTTAAAAAGCTATGAGCAACCTCGCAAACAAGCCACCTCTTGGCCTCAAACAACCAAAGGCAAAGAAGAATGAAAAATACCTTAACGAAGTTCGGGAAAAACCTTGCTGCGTTTGTCGCAAGTTTGGCGAAATCCAAAGATCACCAACAACAGCCCATCACCCTATACATGATCGCCACGGAACTAGAAAACGATCTGACAGCACTGCGATCCCGCTTTGCGAAGGGCATCACCAGGGTTTATGGGACAGCAGCAAATTGGCTATACACAAATCGCCGCTAGAATGGCGTGAGAAATACGGCCCAGATTGGTCTTATTCTTCTGGTTCAGTCCAAGACACTGATATGTAGAGAACAGGCCCACGGTCAGGGTGGCAGAACGTCTTTTTGCATTTGAGGCTAACTACCTGGGTGTCGTCAAATATAACGCCTGTATCTCCTACTATGCCGTCTAAAGCCGCTTTTGCGATGTTATCCAAATCGGGCTTACCAACAGCACTGATCGCACCATATTCAGCCTCTAGCTTCTTTTTCTTAGTCCAAGACTTCGGGATGTTCATAAACGCTATGACATCAACCGCTACTGGCCTATCGGTGGCATCCAGGTTTAAACGCTGCATTTCGGCCCACGCAGCCGCCCTAATGCGCTGTTCATACTCAACAGTCCTTGGTGGCGTATAAGCGTGTCCAGTGCGCGTAAAACGCGGTCTGCCCTTGCCCTGCGGTTGTCCCGATACTTCTATCTCTACCTTATACATGGCGGCAGACTATCACCTGTAAATAAAAACGCAAATAAATACTTTTTATGCTTTACACTTACAAAAATATACGCTAATGTTTACATATACAGTAAGAAAGGAAGCAAAAATGAACGTAGAAATTTTTAAAGCTGGCAAAAACTGGATCGCGGTAGAAAGCCATAACGGAATGCAGATGGTTGTTTGCAGAGCAAAAACAAAAAAAGCACTAATAGCGGAACTTGCAAAAATTTAACAACAGGGGGCTACGGCCCCCACCAACACGGAGCAAACCAATGAGAAGCTACAGCGCAGAAATAGAAATAGACTACAACGACGAAACCATAACGTTTGACGTAGCATACGACTACACAACAGGCGGTTCTAACTGGCACGGCTCAGACGAACCCGCATGGGCAGAGGTAGATTTTAACGCCCAGGACATTGACCACCCAAACCGCGACAACTTCTATAAGTTCTCACACGATTACATTGTAGAGTGCATAATGGATAAACACGATGCTTGATAAGATGCACACCGCCTACGAAAAGACCCTAGCAAACCTAAAGCAGCAACGCGCTAAAGCGTTCTACGCAAAAGACCGCGAGGGTGTTGATAACCTGGACAATATGATCGCCAAGACAAAAGCAAACATTGATAAACTAGAAAAGCAAATGTGGGGAGAGGAAGAATGAATTACGGTAAGTGGACTTGGGAAGATACAATTATTGCAGTTCTATTTGCAGCCGCAGTAGCAACATGGACTTTAGGCACAATGAAAGGATGGTGGTGATGAAACTAAGCCCAGCCGATGAGCAGATACTAAAATACTTGCGCAAGCAGGTAGATCGGTTGCAAGATGAGCGATACCGCACAGATGCAAGACCTAGCATCAACAATGAAATATTTGCAGCACAACAAGAACTGCGGCGGTTTACAGCAGAATTGAGGAAAAAAGGATACAACATATAATGGTGAACTATTACGATACTTTGACGCGAGTATTGCAACGCAAGCCAACAGAACAAGAAATTGGTGCAATGATGCAGATGAAACGCGAACAAGAGGGCTGGAAGAAACCCAACGCTCCAACACCCCCTGAGAGGCCACAGACGCGCCTGAGAGAGCCGAAACAGCCTACAGGGATCAACACCAACGACAGGCAGTATAGATGGCCTAAGAGAGCGACACAGATGGCTCTACGCATAAACCGCGCCTTGCTGCGTCAAACTACGATAGAGAACATCGCATTCATTGAGGATGTTACGCAGTCAAGGATTATGCAAGAAATCAGGCAATGGGATTTGCCAAAAATAGAAACAGAAGAATGATCGTGTGGGCGGCTGCTTGGCATCGGGATAAGCTAGGGGATTACCAACAAAAACTGGGTAAAAAACCGCCCACCGCGACAAAATAACAAAACGGAAAGTGAGTGCAATGGAATTTTTTACAGCGTTATACATAGAATATACACTGCGTGGGATTGACATAGAAACATATTTGATTTTGCCAGACTACGAGGCTTGTCAAATAGCGATCCGCGACAATGAAGATATGGGGGTGTATTTCAACGTGGATAGCGATGTTAATATGTGGTGTATACGCACCAACACGCTATCTAGATCAATAAAACCTAAACTTAGGCCAACCACCGATAAATCTTTTTAGTCTTTTCCATGCGATCTTCTAGGCCGTGATAGCCACCATTTACACGCTTTGTGATGCTTTTGATAATGCTATCAGTGACACCTTTGTCTGCCATTGCAAACAAGCCGTTTTTCTCAAAGAAGAATATGGCACTATCCATCGCGAGTTCATCAGCAATCGGTGAGGGATCATCTACCAAGCTATCGCGCCCAATATGCTCCGCAAAAGCGCGTATGTTGTCTTTACCTGTTAGCTGGATAAAACCCTTGCCCGCATACTTCCACCCATCTCCTGACGCTTCTGAGCCGTTCCCCATGCGTCCTGAGTAGACTTTGTTTGCAAGTTTCTCTGGATTACGCGCGTATGGTTCCGCATCTACCTCTGACTTAAACCGTGAGGGCCATACACGACACATGGTTTCTGCACGGTAGTTTAAGTTTTCCTCAGAAATCATAAAGTTGCCGCTTTCGTGCGCTGCCTGACCCAACAAGTGTGCGCCACGGTTAGCATTCAATCCATAGTGTTCTGCGATAGCTCTTGCCGTATTAGGCCCAAACTCGCCATCTGGTGTAACGCCACAAGTCTTTTGCAGCATTTTTAGTGCATCACCTCTAGCCATTGTTTTTCACCGCATAATATTTAGAAACAGCACGATTGCCGAACCAAAACGACATAATAGCTGCGAACAGACCCGCTGTATTGTCATCCCAGATTACGTTTAGTGCGCCAGCTAGGTCAGCACCCTGTTCGTTCATTAAAGTCATCACAGCCACCGTTTTGATGGCAACGAATAAGCCAAAAAAAGCATAAGTGATAACAGGACGGACTGAACCTCTGAGCGCGTTAACAAATCCACCAGCGTCAATACTGTCATGTTTGTATAACCCCTCTGTTTCTTTTATCTCCGCTTGTTTATCTAATTCCTGAAGTTTCAACTCAGAACGTCGCGCCATTAAATCCATTTCTAGCTGCATTCGTTCCAAGCTATGTTTGTGTTCCTGTCCAGCTTTAAAAAAGTTTAAAACCTCTGGCAGAAACGATGTGCCAAACCCAAGTAGGCTTCCCAGTAACGTCATCATTTTCTATCCCCCATTGCAGAAAATCCAAAGTATGCCGCAGTCACACCAGACACCGCAACGACATAAACTGCTGCTATGTCAGCAAGTAATTCAGAGGCTTGGACTAAACCTAAATATGAAGCCAAGATGATTAAAAACGGATACCCCAACATTCCTGACAAAGCGAACCATGTCATTTTAAGTTGAGCATCACGCTTATGATCTGCGTCCAGCATTTTGCGGCGACGATCTTCAAGCATGATCGCTCTCTCATCATCCTCTAGCGTCCCGTTTTTGTTGAGATCGTAGTCCTCTACCATAGTAATGCTCCGCAATACGTTTGTTTGTGGTGATAATAACGACTTTATTTGCCTGCGTCAAAACAACCCACTGACCCAACTTATTTTCCACTAACCTCAAGGCAAGCCACCGTTTGGCTGTTGTGAACTATCAAGCCCTCTTTTGCCTTTCTGCGCTCTGTTTCGCATTCTTCAAACGTGCTATATGATGGCCCTATTTGGTAATACTTTAATGTTGCTGATGGAATGTATTGTATAAACACAAGTATATACAACATCACCAACGCCCCTGTGAGGCTCCTATGAGCCATATTATGCCGCCAATAATAGCAGAACCCAAAACAGCAAAAATACTACCAATTATCCAGCTTAGAATGGCGTCAATGGCTTCTTGCTTGCGATATAGCTGCTCTTTGCGTTCCTTGCGTATCTGGCCCTCTAGCCGCACTAATTCCTCCCAATGGGAAGGACCCCAATAAGCTGAAATATAAGACTTTAA